GTGGCGATGCGGAAGCTGCAGGACTGCGTGATGACGGCCAACCGCGCGATCGCGCTCGGCGGAAGGAGCTACCGATGAGTTTCCCCGAAGCGGTCGAGGGAGACGGGTTCATCATCGACCGAGCCAAGGCGATCGAGATCGTCGCGGCCGCCGCGCACCAGGCCAACCTGGCGTACTGCGTCGGCATCGGCGACGGCTCTCAGCCGCCGTGGTCGCTCGCGCCGGCGTGGCAGCGCGACAGCGTGATCAGCGGCGTCGAAGGCGCGCTCGCCGGGAATTCCCCCGAGCAGTCGCACGAGAGCTGGCTCGCGCGCAAGCGCGCCGAGGGCTGGACCTACGGCGCGGTCAGGCACCCGGACGCCAAGACGCACCCGTGCCTGCTGCCCTACAGCGACCTGGCGCCCGAGCAGAAGCTCAAGGACGAGCTGTTCGTCATGCTGGTCCACGAGCTAGCGCCGGTCCTCGGGCTCGAGGTCGCGGCCCGGCCGTGATGCACGCCGCCGACCTCGACGGCGTCGCGATCCCCGTCGGCCGTAAGACGATGCCGCGGGTCCTCGGCGACTGCATCCCCGGCGACGTCGTCAGCCTCCCCGACGGCGAGCGCGTCGTCGTCTGCAACCCCAACATCGCCGGCGCCGTGTTCGTCCGCGCGCTCGACGACGACGACCGCGAGGCGAGCGACATCCAGCCGCGCGACCGGGACGCCGCGGTGCGCCCGATCAGGCTACGATAGGCGGGATGGGCGGCGACTCGAAGCCTCGGCGCAGGATGACGGCGGCGGAGAGGCTGGCCGCCGACAGCCCGCGCCCGCGCCCGGTGCACGACCCGAAGGCGCCACGCCGGCGCACCCTCGCCGCGACCGGGTGGCAGACGTATCAGCGCCTGATCTACGTCGAGCGCATGCTGGCCGCGGGCGCGACGACGCGCGAGGTCATCGACTGGGCCACGCGCAAGATCCCCGGGAAAAAGGACTGGGCAGTCACCGAGCGCGTCGCGCAGCGGTGGATGGAGCGCGTCCGCGGCTACTGGCTGGAGGAGGAGGAGGACCGGCGGCCGGCGCGCCGGCGCGAGATGCGGGTGAAGCTCGAGATGGTCCACCGCACCGCGATGGAGAAGGGGAAGTTCGACGCTGCCGCGCGCGCCCTCGACCTGCTGTGCAAGATGGACGGCCTCTACGAGCCCGAGCGGCTCGCGATCACGGTCGCGAAGGAGGACGAGCGCGACGTCGCCGAGCGCGTCCGGCACTACCGCTCGACCTTGGACCTCATCGCCGACGGGCCGAACGGCGCCGGCGGCGGCAACGGGTCGGCGGAACCGACCCGGCACTGACCTCACTACAACCCGTAGCGGAACCGTGTAGACCGTCCTGGCGAAGCGGTGGTAGTTGTAGACCTACAACACGCCATGACGGTGCTCGAACCAGGACAGAACCCGCGCGAGGTATTCGCGCGTCACCGCGAACGCGGCCCCAAGGTATACGGCTACACCATCGACGACATCGCGCGGGTTTGCAGGGTCAAACGCGAGACCATCCGGGCCAAGTTCCTCGCCGGTCGTCTCAGGATCGACGACATCGGCGACGTCGCCGCGTGCGTCAGATCCTACACGACGACGAGCGAACGGTTCACCGGCGAGCTGGTGGCCGGGACCAGGATCGACCCGTGCGGACCGGCGCGGCAACCGCGCGCGCGGTTCGTCGCGACCGAAGCCGACGCCGAGCGGTGGCGCCGGCGTTTCCCCTCGTTCGACTTGTGGTCGTGTCCGGCGTGCGGGCCCGGGTGGCTTCACGGCACGCCTGGGTACTGCGAAGCCCACGGTGGAGCGCGCCCGCTCTTGCGTCTCGACGGGCGACACGGCCACTTCACCATGCTGATTGGCGACAGGTACGTGCCCTACCACCAGCTCGTCCTGCGCGCCGCGGCCGGCTTCCACGTACACCACGCGGACTTCAACCGCTGGAACAACAGGCCCGGAAACCTCGTCGTGGTCACGCCAGCAGAACACGGCCGATTGCACTTCGCGCAGGCGCGCGGGTGACGGCGGTCATGCGCGCCCGCTGGAACCCGGACGACGAGCGCGGCCTCCGCGCGACGATCGCCGAGGCGGCGCGGGCCCGGGCGGACGTGTTCTGCCAGTACGTGCTCCGCGACGAGGAGACCGGCGGGCGCGTCCACCTCGCGCCGATGCACTGCGCGTGGCACCAGCTGATGGACAACCACCGCATGGTCGAGATCTGGGCGCACGTCGAGGCCGGCAAGAGCCAGCAGTGTTCGATCGGCCGCGTGCTGTGGGCCATCGGGCGGAACCCGAACCTGCGCGTGCTCGTCGTCTCGAACACCAAGGACCAGGCGGCGAAGATCGTGTCCACGCTCCAGCGCTACGTCGAGCGGTCCGGCGAGCTGCGCGAGGTGTTCCCCGACCTGCGGCGCGGCCCGCTGTGGCAGACGTTCAAGTTCACGGTCGGCAACCGGACGTCGCTAGCGAAGGACCCGACGGTGCAGGCCGCCGGCGTCCACGGCAACGTGCTCGGCGCCCGCGTCGACCTGCTGATCCTCGACGACGTCCTCGACGTCGAGAATACGTACACGAAGTCGGCGCGCGACAAGGTCTGGACGTGGCTGCTCGCCGAGGTCCTGAACCGCCTGACCGGGAACTCGCGGATGGTCGTCGTCGGCACGGCGTTCCACCCCGACGACGCGATGCACCGGCTCGCGAAGCTGCCGGGCATAACGGCCGTCCGCTACCCCGTCCTCGACCCGGAGACGCAGCGCCCGCGCTGGCCCGAGCGCTGGCCGATGGAGCGCGTCCAGGAGGTCGCCGAGCGCCTGGGTCCGCTCGAGTCCGCGCGCGCGCTGTTCTGCAAGGCGCGCGACGACGCCGCGTCGCGCTTCAAGGAGGAGTACATCGCGATCGGCCTGCGCAACGGCAACGGCAAGCAGCTCTGCGGCGCGCTGTCGTCGGTCCCGCCCGGCTACCGGACCATCACCGGCTGGGACCTGGCGGTGCAGCAGCACGCCTCCGCCGACCTGACCGCGGCGTTCACGATCGCGGTCCGGCCCGACGGGCAGCGCGAGGTGCTCAATGTCGAGGCAGGGCGCTGGGACGGGCCCACGATCGTCGCCAAGATGTTCGACCACCACCGGCGATACCAGTCGATCCAGATCGTGGAGAACAACGCCGCGCAGGACTTCGTCCTCCAGTTCGCGCGCTCGGCCGGCGCCCTGCCGATGCGCCCCTTCACGACGGGCCGGAACAAGGCCCACCCGGAGTTCGGCGTCGAGTCGCTGTCGGCCGAGATGGCGATGGGGAAGTGGACGATCCCGAACGTCGACGGCCAGCTGCACCCCGAGGTCGAGGCGTGGATCAACGAGATGTTGTACTATGACCCGCGGGCCCACACGGGCGATCGGCTGATGGCGTGTTTGGCTCCAGGCGCGAGGATCACGACGGCCCGCGGGCTCGTCGGGATCGAGAACGTCCGATCGGGCGACCTCGTGCTAACGCACCGCGGCCGGTTCCGGCGCGTCAGCGGGACCGCGCGCCGCAGCTACGCCGGCGACATGGTCGAGCTGAAGCCGGCGGGGACGCCTTCGTTGCTGGTGACGCCGGAGCATCCGGTGTGGGCCGCGCCGCCGCGGTTCCGGCGCGACGACCGCAGCAACCGACTCGAGCCCGGCGAGTGGTCGTGGCGTGACGCCGGCGAACTGCGTGCCGGCCGCAAGGCCGAAGGCGACTTCGTGCTCGCCCCCGCGTTCGACGAGTGGCCCGATGCCGCCAGCACGACCATCGACCTGGCAGCGTTCATCGGCCGGCGCGAACTCGCGTGGGGTGGTCGCTGGCGCATTAGTGCCGACGAGTTGAGCTGGCGCGGTGAGCGCGCCTACCCGCGGTGGCTCCGCGTCGACCGCGACGCGGCGTTGCTGCTCGGACTCTACCTAGCGGAGGGCTGGATCGCCGGCGGTCACCAGGTATGCCTGGCTTTCCACCGTCGCGAGACGCACTTGGCGGAGTTCGCCGCTACCCAGCTCGACCGGCTGTTCAGCGCGCGCGCGGTGGTTCGCACCCGCAAAGGCCACGGCGGGATGACGGTTGCCGCGTCGTCCGTGCTAGCATCGCGGCTGTTAGCCTCTCTCGGCAAGCGCGACGACAAAGGCTTGCCATGGGACTGGATGGGGTGGCCGCTGCCGCTCCGGCTCGCGGTCGTGCGCGGGTGGCTCATGGGGGATGGACACGTCGCGCGCAACCGCGGTGGGCGCCACCTGGTCGCCGTTTCGATCTCGCCGGCGATCATCTACCAGGCGCAGCTCGCGCTGTGGCAGGCTGAGCTCCTACCGATGACCGACCCGTTCCCGCAGGCGGCGACGTTCCGCGGCGAGCCGTGCGGCCACCGGCTGGCGACTAGGCTGCGGCTCTCGTGCCGCGACTCGGCGGCGCTTTTATCCGAAGCGTCCGAGATCGAGAAGGCGCACTGGGGCGCGTGGCCGGCGCCCGGGCGCGACCGGACGCACTCGCGAGCGCTGCCGGTGCCCATCGGCGCTGCGCTCCGCCTCGCCACGGTAACCGTGCGGGAGGGGTACGACGGGCCGATCTACAACCTTCACGTCGAAGACGACGAGTCGTTCGTCGCCAACGGCGTGGCCGTCCATAACTCCTGGTTCGCGCGCGAGGGCGTTCGGATGGGCGAGATCAAGGCCGAGGTCGGCAAGCTGAACCTGATGCGGAGGTGACGACCATGTACGAGTACCGTGCCCGCTGCGTGAACGTCGTCGACGGCGACACCCTCGACCTGGTCGTCGACGTGGGGCTCTACCTCACGGCCCGGGCGCGGTGCCGGATCTCGGGGATCAACACGCCCGAACTCCACGCCAAGGACGACGCCGAGCGCGATCGCGCGGCGCGCGCTAAGGCGTTCGTCATCGACGCGCTCTCGATGACGGCCGAGCAGCGCGCCGACTCCTGGCCGCTCAAGATCCGCACGTACAAGTCGGACTCGTTCGGGCGCTGGCTGGCCGACGTCGAGTTCCAGCGCGACGGCCGTGCGCTCGACCTCGCCACCGAGCTGCTGATGGCGAAGCTCGCCGAGCCCTACAGGCGGTAGCCGGTGGCGCAGGGCGCGCAGATCGACATCGTCCCGCGTGCGCAGCAAGAGCACGACGACGCCGTCCGCGTCCTCCGCGAGCAGCTCGACGGCGTCGCCGGGGACCCGGCGGTGGAGTGCGTGGTGGTCGCGGTCATGCGCACCGAGCGGATCGACGTCCACTACTCCAAGGGGATGACCCTCGCGCAGAAGGTCGGCATGCTCGAGATCGCGAAGTCCGAGCTGCTGCGCGACTCCGAGATCGAGTGAACCACGAGGAGGTAATCATGAAGCCCGACGACCAGACCGCCGCCGCGACCGCCCGCGCGACCATGCCCGGCGCCGTCCTCCGCGACATCGAGCGCGGGCTCGAGCACGACGAGGCGCGGCGCGCCGCGGAGCGCGCGCGGTCCCTGCCGCCGATGGGCTCGCCCGGCTGCCTGTGCGAGCAGAAGGGGATCTCCGGCGAGCGGCCTTGCGGCCCCTGGGAAGTCGTCCCGGACTGTCCGCATCACGGCGAGCTGTGGCGCGACCCGGAGACCGGCCGCACCCGCAGCGAGGCCGGCGTCGCCGCGCCGGCCAAGGTCGCCGTCATCGAGGAGAACGCCGCGTGCCTCGACGCGACGATCGCCGGCACCGCGAAGAGCCTGGCGATCGAGCTGCTGCAGTTCGCGCGCCGCGCCCTGATGGACGCGGCGGCGATCGGGTCCGTTCCCGACGAGGCCGCCGCGCTCTCGGCCAGGCACGGGCGCCACGCGAACGAGGCGATCGCGACGGCGGCGATGATGGACGTCGTCGCCCACGCGATCAAGATGGCCGGCGACGCCGACCTCATCGTGGATAAGGCGCTCGCCCGCGAACCGGCGCCGTCGCCGGCCCGGGCGCCCGTGATACGGTAGGTCCATGAGCAGCGCGACGGCCTCCGATCCCGATGCCTTCCGCAAGATGGGGGGTCCGCTCGCGGCCGCCATCCAGCGACAGATCGCGCGCCGCGGGATGTCGCCGCGCCAGCAGCACCTCAACCACCTCTGGTCGTACTACTGCGCGGCTCAGTACGAGGCGCGCGCCACCGACTGGGACGGCTCGCCGCGCGCCGGGATGGTCGAGCGCGAGGCGATCGCGACGGCGGGCTTCCTGCCGCCCGGGTTCTACGACCCGAGCGGCCAGATGAACGAGCTGCCGCTCAAGTACCGGCGCCCGCTCGCGCCGCACCACCTCGCGCGCGTCATCGTCAACCGCTTCACGGGGCTGCTGTTCAGCGCGCGGCACCACCCGCGCGTCGAGGTCGCCGGCGATACCCGCACGGAGGAATTTGTCGCCGGCGTCGTCGAGGCCGCCCGGATGTGGCCGCGCATGATCCTGGCCCGCACCTACGGCGGCGCGATGGGGTCGGTCGCGGTCGGGTTCGCGTTCCGGCAGGGCCGGCCCGAGGTCGAGGTGTTCGACCCGCGCTGGGTGGCGCCGGTGTTCAGGGACCGCGCGAACCTGACGCTGGCCCGGCTCACGCAGCAGTACATGTACCCGGTCGAGGAATACGACCGCGAGTCCGACGCGTGGGTGACCGCCTGGTACTGGTATCGCCGCGTGCTCGACGAGCAGCGGGACGTGATCTACCGGCCGGCGCGCGTCGACGACGTCGAGCCAGACTGGGACCGGCTCGAGGACGTCGTGGCCGAGCACCGCTTCGGGTTCTGCCCGGTGGTGTGGATCCAGAACACGCCGGTCCAGGACGACATCGACGGCGAGCCCGACTGCCACGGGGCCTACGACGCGATCGAGGAGATCGACGCGCTGATCTCGCAGGCGAGCCTCGGCACCAAGGCGAACTGCGACCCGACGCTCGGCATCGTCACCAACGCGGACCTGCCGGCGCTGCGCAAGGGGTCGGGCAACGCCATCAAGCTGCCGATCGGGTCGTCGCTCGACTACCTGGAGATCAGCGGCTCGGGCCCGCAGGCCGCGCGCGAGATGGCGAAGGAGCTGCGCGCCGCCGTGCTCGAGACGACGCAGGTCGTGCTGGAGCACCCCGACGTCGCCGGCCGGACCGCGACCGAGATCGAGCGCGTGTACTCGTCGATGCTCGAGAAGGCCGACGTCCTACGCGAGCAGTACGGCGAGCTGGGCGTCAAGCCGCTGATCGAGATGATGCTGCGCGGGGCGGCGTCGCTCGCCGCCGGCCGCGTCGTCGACGACCGGATCGTCAAGGGCAGGCTCGACCTGCCGCCCAAGGTCGTGGACGGCAAGCTCCAGGAGCGCACCCTGGGATCCACTGACGTGTTCATCCAGCTACGGTGGCCGCCGTACTTCGAGCCGTCGCTACCCGACGCGCAGGCCGCCGCGGGCGCCGCCGGCGCCGCCGTCGGCGCGCGCCTGATCGACCGAGAGCACGGCACGAAATTCGTCGCCGACTACTTCGGCGTCGAGGACCCGGCGAAGGTCCTCGAGGCGGTCAAGGCCGAGGACCGCGAGGCCGAGGCGTCGCTCGTGTCGGAGCTGACCGCGCCGGCGCCCGAGAGCGCGGACCTGGAGGGCGCGCCGCGCGGCGCCGAAGAGCGCAAGGCGGCCGCGGAGGGCGTCATGCCCGGGCAGGTCAAGTTCTTCCAGTACGAGATCGAGGGCGGGATCGTCACCATCAACGAGGTCCGGGCGTCCAAGGGCCTGGGGCCGATCGACGACGGCCACCTCACGCTGCCCGCGTACCGGGCCAAGCACGCGTCCACGTTCGCCCGGTCGGCCGTGGTCGAGGCGAGCAGTACGGCCGCGACGCTGCTCGGCGTGGACGTGGAAGAACCTACGTGACCTGCGCGCGCGCGAACGACGACGGCTCCGCGTGCGGCGACGACGCGCACTGGCGGCCCGCGCTCCTCATCTACCCGGCGCCGGGCGCCGCCCACCTCCGCGTCGAGATCGGCATCGCGCTGTGCGACCGGCACCGGGCCGCCACGGGCGACGACGTCCTCACCGACGAGGCGTGGGGGCAGGTCGCCGGCGTGATCGAAGCCAGGGGCGGGCGCCTGCCACGGCGCGACCTGACCGAGATCGCGTTCGACCCGATCGCCTAGGTCGCGTCCCCGGCGCGCACGAATCCATGCCATCCGCACCCGGGCCCCGTCAGCAGGACCGACTCCGCGCCGGGGCCGACGAAGGAGAAATCGTCGATGGTCGTCCCGGACGGGATCCACCGGCCCGGCTTCGGGTCGAGCGCCGGGTCGACGCCGACGAACCAGCACAAGACGCTGTGCGTGCCGACCGGCCCGCCGTTGGCGGCGTGACACTTCGGGCAGAGGAACCGGACGCCGTCGGCGTCGGCGACGCGGTCCACGTGCCGGTACGTCGTCGGCGTCTCGATGGCGAGCAGGACGGCGTCGAGGTCGCGAAACCTCATTCGAGCTTCACAAAGTCGCGCACGCGCTGCTCGGCGGCGTCGACCTCGGCCGGTTTCGCCAGGGCCTCGGCCGCGCGCTCGACCGCCGCGCGCTTGACGCGCACCGGCCCCAGGGAGATCGGCTCGTCGGGATCGGCCGCCGGCCCGCGGTAGTCGGGCGGGACGATCCCGGCCCGGTCGTGGCGGTGGTTGTTGAGGTCCAGCCGGACGTCGGCCAGGACGCGGCGCAGGTCGTCGACGTCGGCCCGGCACTCGGCGATCTTCCAGGTCAGCTCGGTGTACATCGCGCGCGCCGCGGCGCGGACTTCCGCCTCGCGGTCGGCGATGGTCCCGGCCCGGCCTGCGGCGCTCGTCGCCTCCTGGTACTGGAGGATCAGGGCGAAGGCGACCGCGGCCCAGCCGCCCCCCTTGGCGTAGGGCATCGCGGCGGTCACCCTCTCGCGCGCGGACTTCTTACTATCGGCCATGGTCGAACCTCCCCACGACAGTGTAAACTGGCCGGCGTCGATGCGGGCGAACATGCAGCTGGTCGGCCATGCGCCGGCGCCGCCGGCCGAGGTGCTCGAGGTCGAGGCCGACCGCGCGACCTGGTGGCGGGCGCGGCTCGCGTTCTGGCTGATCCGGATCGCCGCGCGCCTCGTCCGGTTCAAGCTGCGCGTCGTCGTCGAGGAGGAATCGGCGTGATCGTGTGCGTGGATTTCGACGGCACCATCGTCGTCCAGGACGGGCGCCGCTACGACGACGTCGAGTCGCCGCTCGAGTTCGTGCCGGGCGCCAAGCGCGCGCTGCTCGCGCTCAAGGCCGCCGGCCACGCGCTCGTTCTCTGGTCGGCGCGCGCGTCGCTGGCGCTGCGGCACGACCCGGCCGCCGACCCGCTCGTGCGCGCCGGGGTCCGCGACGTCAACCACGCGGCGTGGCGCGCGTCCCGCGCGCTGAACGAGGCGCGCTACCAGCAGATGCTAGCGTTCGTCGACGCGCACCTGCCCCGCGTATTCGACGCCATCGACGACGGCACGATGGGCAAGCCGCTGTGCGACCTGTTCATCGACGACAAGGCGATCGCCTTCGGCCAGCACCGCCGGGGGCTCAGCTGGCTCGACATCCAGACGAGGTTCGGCGCCGACGCGCCGGGACGGAGGATCGCGTGAGCGGCCGCCGCGAGAAGGCGCGCCGGCGCGACGTGCTCCACCGCCGCCAGCTGTTCGACGGACGCGCGACCGCGGAGCAGGTGTTCCGCCAGCACCTGCGCGGCCGCTGCTCGCTGTGCGGCGGGCCGCCGGCGATCCGGCTCCGGTCGATCGCGACGGTCGCCGACCTCAACGCGCAGGCCCCGCAGTTCTTGGCGGCGATCGCGGCGTCGCGCCCGGGCCAGCCGATCCCGACGTTCCCCACCAAGCACGGCCCGGCGGTCGTCGTCGGCGTCGCCTACGCCTGCGACCGCTGCCGTGTCGGCGCCGAGCGCACCGCCGCGCGCGGGCCGTCCTGGATCCACGTCGAGATCGACCGCGGCCCCGGGGCGGACAACCCGATCGTCGGTGTCCCGTCGTGACGGTCGTGGTCGTGCGCGGCATGCCGAGCCTGCTCAACGGTCGTCGCGTCGCGGTCGCCGGCGGCGAGGCGCTGATCACGATGGGGCGCGAGCGTAGGACGGCGACCTACCCGGACGACGTCGTGCGCGCGGTCGTCCTCGAATACCGGCGGGCGCGCCGGCGGAGGCGTGCGGCGCGCAGGCGCCTGCACGGCTGGTCGTGACTGGACGCCGCGCGATCCTGCCGCCGCTGGTCGAGATCACGGCGCTGTTCTGGCTGTACCTGATCGCCGGCGCCGCGAGCATCGTCGTGTTCGGCGCGACCGTGGTGGTCGCGCTCGTCGTCGCCGTGCTCGTCGTCGGCCACGTTGCCGCGGCGGGCGTCGCCGAAACCGTCGCCCGCGTCGCGCGCGCGTCGAGGAGGACGTGATGTCAGCCGAAGTCGTCGAACCCGAGATCCTGACCGACGCCGAGTCGACCGCGCTCGCGCGCCCCGAGGACGTCGCCATCCCCGAGGAGTTCCAGCGCGCGGTTCAGGCTGTGCAGGACAAGATGGCGCTCGAGTGGAAGAAGGAGGCCGAGGAGCGCAAGCGGTGGAAGCGCGAGGACTTCCAGCTCAACGCGCGGCAGCGCCTCGCCGCGATGCTCGCCGGCTCGATCCTCGCCGAGGGAGCGGTCGGGTCGCGCCCGCGCGCCCAGCAGGTCGCCGAGATGGCGATCGAGTACGCCGACGCGGTGCTCGCCGAGCTTCGCCGGACGGACAAAACGACGGACGGGATCTGCCCGGCGTGCGGTCGCCGGCCGTCGAACGGCGGATGATGCCCGACCCCGTCGCCGCGCTCGCGCGCGACATGCGCACGTGCGTCGTCTGCCGGCGCGACCTGCTGAAGAAGATCGACCGGGCCAAGGCCGCGGTCGACCGCGCCGTCGACGGGGCGCCGCCGGACGCGACCGACGAGGCGATCGTCGTCGAGAGCATCGCCGCCGCGCGGACGGCTGGGCTGTGCGCGGCGCACGCCGCGCGGTACGTCAGCGTCGTCGTCCAGGTCGCGAAGGAGTCGGTGAACTGATGCCGGCGATCCCCGCGGCGTACCGCGCGATGCTGGAGCAGCACTACCGGCGGCTGCAGCGCCTGGCGACGCGCGGCGACGTCGTCTCGCTCAAGCGGCTCTACGACGA